AGTGGTAGGGCTAAAGATAGAGCCGCAAAAGAAAGTGGGCATAGTTCAAAAGACTATAAGTATGACAAGAAAACAAATCAAGCAACATTAAAGGGTAGAAAATAATGGCAATAGATAAAGGGTTATATCAGGCACCGCAAGGTTTGGCAGCAACCGCAGAAGCGGAGCCACTTGAGATTGAGATTGTGGACCCAGAAGCCGTGCATATTAAGCATGGTGATATGGAGATTGATATTGAGAAAGACGGTGAAGAGGAATTTAGTAAAAACCTTGCTGAGGATATGTCCGAGCAAGAGCTAATGACAATAAGTTCAGATTTGGTTGGGTTATTTGAGACTGATATAAATGGTAGAAAAGATTGGGCTGATACTTATGTGCAAGGTCTAAAGTTACTAGGGCTTAAGTACGAAGAGACTACTGAGCCTTGGGCTGGCGCTTGCGGGGTGTTTCATCCAATGTTATCAGAAGCAGTAGTAAGATTTCAGTCAGAAGCTATTATGGAGACATTCCCAGCTTCAGGTCCAGTAAAGACTCAGATTATTGGTAAAGAAACTAACGCTAAAAAAGAATCATCAATCCGTGTAGCAGAAGACATGAACTATAAGTTAATGGACTTAATGACGGAGTATAGACCTGAGCATGAGAAACTGCTGTGGAACTTACCATTAGCTGGTTCAGCGTTTAAAAAGATATATTTTGACCCAAGTTTAGCTAGACAAGTAGCAATGTTTATACCAGCCGAAGATTTTGTGGTACCATATGGTGCTTCGAATTTAGATACCGCTGAGCGTATGACACATGTTATGCGTAAAACTAAAAACGATGTTAAAAAACTAATGGTAGCTGGGTTTTACAGAGACGTAGACTTAGGCGAACCTATGGCTGTTCTAGACGACATAGAAAAACGCAAGGCTGAAGAACAAGGTTTTTCCGCTACCAACGACAATAGATACCGTATTTTGGAAATGCACGTTGACTATAACTTGCCCGGATACGAAGATGAGCAAAACGGTGAAGAGACTGGCGTTGCATTACCATATGTAATTACAATAGAAAAAAGTACCGGAAAAGTACTAGCTATTCGTAGGAACTGGCTAGAGGATGACACACTTAAATCAAAAAGGATACATTTTGTTCACTACCAATACGTACCTGGGTTTGGATTCTATGGCTATGGTCTTATTCATCTTATTGGTGGGTACGCCCGCAGTGCTACTACTATGTTGCGTCAGCTTATTGATGCTGGTACCCTTTCTAACTTACCTGGTGGTCTTAAATCTAGGGGTTTACGTGTCAAAGGCGATGACACACCTATTTCACCGGGGGAATTCAGGGATGTAGACGTACCAAGTGGCGTTATTAAAGATAACATCATGCTTTTGCCATATAAAGAGCCTAGCCAAACATTATCACAACTGTTTAACCAAATTGTTACAGAAGGTAGAAACTTTGTATCTGCTGGTGATTTACAAGTATCTGATATGGGCGGTAATGCCCCAGTCGGTACTACCTTGGCTATTCTTGAACGTACATTAAAAGTAATGAGTGCTATTCAGGCACGACTCCACTATGCAATGAAGCAAGAGTTTAAGTTACTCAAGCATATTATTGCTGACTATACACCAGAAGAATATGATTATGAACCGGAGGAAGGTAAAGCGTCAGCTAAGAAAGCGGACTATGACGATGTGGAAGTCATACCTGTTAGCGACCCAAATGCGTCTACGATGGCGCAAAAGATTGTACAGTGGCAAGCAGTTATGCAATTGGCGCAACAAGCACCACAACTTTATAATTTACCGTTCCTCCATCGTCAGATGGTCGAGACTCTTGGTATTAAGAACGCATCAAAACTTATACCAATGTCGGATGACCAAAAACCGGCGGACCCAGTCACGGAAAACCAAAACATTCTTATGATGAAACCGGTCAAGGCGTTTAGCTATCAAGACCATAAATCACATATTGCGGTGCATCAAGCGGCTATGAATGACCCGATGATTATTGGGCTATTACAAAATAATCCACAAGCACCACAATTGCAAGCAACAATGCTGGCTCATATTAATGAACATGCTGGATTCTTATATCGCCAAGAAATTGAGAAGCAATTAGGAATGGCATTACCGAAGCAACATATGAATGACATGAATGAGGAAGAAGATGAAAACATGTCCCCAGAAGTTGAATACGCGATGTCACAAAAATTAGCTCAAGCTGCTCAACAATTACTGCAACAGAATAAACAACAAGCTGCTCAGCAACAAGCTGCCCAACAAGCACAAGACCCAATTATTCAAATGCAACAACAAGAGTTACAAATTAAGCAACAAGAACAACAACGTAAAGCGCAAAAAGACCAAACTGATGCTCAGCTTAAAATGAAACAGCTTGATATTGAAGCCCAGCGTATTCAGTCGCAACAAAGAACCGCCGCTTTACAAGTAACAGCTAATGCTGCTTTGGGTCAAGAAAAATTAAAGACTCAACGCATGGTTGATGGTGGCAGGATGGCATTAGATGCCCTAAGTAAAGAACGTCAACATGCACATGATGTTGGAATTAAAGCGGTAGATAGTAAAGGCAAAAAAGATTTAGCAATGCAACAACATTTGCAAAATAAAGATGCTACAAATCAACAACATCAGCAATCTTTAGAACAGCAAAAATTATCGGCTCAACAAGTTAAAAAAGGTGTTGAATGAACGAATATGACTATCTCTGTAATGAACTACAGAAGCTAATTAGTGGTAAATCAGATTTCATTGCCCAGGGCAATTGCAAAAGTTTTGAAGAGTATCGAAATGTAGCAGGAGTTATCCGGGGTCTTGCCCTTGCTATAGATTTAATTAAAGACCGCGAGCAAAAAATAAAGGATGATGATGAGTGAACTTCTAATTAGCGATGCTTTAGGTAATGTATCTCAATTACCAGCAGAGCCAGAAAAGAAAGCAACGCAGTTACCAGTACCCGCCGGATACCATATTCTCTGTATGGTTCCACAAGCTGACGATGAATATGATGGTGGTATTTTAAAGTCAGACCAAGCAAAACAATACGAAGAAGTATTAACTCCAGTATTGTTCGTCATGGCTATTGGCCCTGATGCGTATAAAGACAAAGAACGCTTCCCTAGTGGACCCCTCTGCAAAGTTGGTGATTTTGTTTTAATTAGACCTAGTTCGGGTTCAAGACTAAAGATTCATGGTCAAGAATTTAGGATTATTAATGACGATAGCGTAGAAGCTACTGTTGAAGACCCCCGTGGAATATCACGAGCATAAGGAGATTTAAATGGCAACAGAAGAATTTGGAACAGTTACGTTCGAAAACGGCAAACCCGTCCCTGTAGATGAATTTGGTACCTATGAGTTTCCTGATGAAGCAAAAAAAGATACCCAAAGGGAACCTGTAGGTGAAATAGATATAGAAGTTGTAGACGATACGCCTCCAGAAGATAAAGGGCGTAAACCAATGGAAGAATCAGTAGAAGAAGTTACTGATGATGAATTGGAAGCCTATGATGCAAAAGTACAAAAACGTATCAAAAAGTTAGGTCGTGGTTATCATGATGAGCGGCGCGCAAAAGAAGAAGCAATTCGTATGCGTGAAGAAGCTATTAAAGTAGCCCAACTTGCAATTGAAGAAAATAGACGGCTACAGTCCCAGTTGCATGAGGGAAGTAAGATATTTATTGACCAAGGCAAAACTAGCGCAGAAACTGAATTAGCTATGGCTAAAAAAGCCTATAAAGAAGCTTATGAAGCCGGCGATAGCGATGCAGTTGTAGAATCACAACAAAGGTTGGCAGAAGCTACTCTTAGATTAGATAAGGCTAAAGATTTACGCCCCATTGAAGTAAAAGAACAAGAGTATAACCTTCCAAATGCTCAACCTAAACAGGATGAAAAACTTAGTAAATGGGTAGATGAAAACTCATGGTACGGGGGAGATAAGCCTGAAGAAGAGGAAATGACTAGCTTAGCTTTAACTGTCCATAATAGACTTGCTAGAGAATTTGGCGAAAAATATGTTGGCACAGATGAGTATTATCAGAAAATTAGTGCTACAATTCAGAAAAGATTCCCCGATTACTTCGGGAGCGAAACAAAATCTGAAGAAAAACCCCGTGAGAAATCACGAGCCAAACCTGCCGCAAATGTTGTAGCTCCTGCTACACGTTCTGTAGCGCCCCAAAAAGTACAACTTACGACTACGCAAGTACAAATTGCTAAACGTTTAGGAGTACCACTTGAATTATACGCCCGCAAGGTTGCCGAACAAATGAATGGAGATAGATAATGACTACTGGAACAATCAAATTAAATCGTGAACAAGAATCCCGCGAACAAGAGGTACGACCCGTACATACATGGGCACCACCTGAAACGCTGCCAAGGATTGATGCTCGTGAAGGTTGGGTACATAGATGGTGCAGAACTTCCTTAATGGGAACGTCTGACCCAATGAATATCTCTAAAAGCCGTAGGGAGGGGTTTGAACCTGTAAAGGCAGAAGACTATCCTGAAGCTATGACCCACGCGTCCATCGATGGACAGTTTAAAGGTTCAATTGAAATTGGTGGTTTAGTATTATGCCGAGCACCTAGAGAGATGATGGAACAAAGAGCTAAGCATTACGCAAAGCTTGCCGAATCTCAAATGGACTCAGTGGACAACACGTATTTAAGAGAGAACGACCCACGTATGCCTATGTTTAAAGATAGGTCTACCAAAGTTACTTTCGGCGGTAAATAATTTTTTATTAATTTAATATTGGAGGTTTAAAATGGCAACATTCTCTGGTCCTTATGGATTAAAGCCAATTAACCTTATCGGTGGTCAAGCATTTAACGGTGGTGTAATTCGTGAGATTCCATTAACTGTAAACAATACTGCTCCCATCTTTAATGGTGACTTGGTTCAATTAGGCGCGGCTTCTGCTGGTCAGCCTACAGTAGTAACAGCTACACCAACAACTTCATCTGTAGGACTTACAGGCGTTTGCGTTGGCGTTCGTTACCAGTTATCTGGTCAACAATTAGGCTATCCTTTGTATGCTCAATATTTGCCAGCTGGCGCAATCAATGCCGGTTACACAAATATTTTCATTCGTATTATGGATGACCCAGATTGCTTGTTCCAAGTTCAGTCTTTAGGTTCTATTACCGCTGCTTCTATCGGTAAGACAATCGCTTTGGCTAACTTTACTGGCGGTACTTCTAGCACTACTGGTAATACAAGTACAGGTAACTCCGTTGTTGCTTTAGCTTCTTCAGCTGCTAATACTTCAGCTTTAGCTTGCAAAATCGTTGATTTAGTTAACGATAACTCAACATTCGGTGGTAACTTCCCATCTAACCCTGGCGATGCTTATACAGATTGTATAGTCAAATTAAACTTTGGCGTACATGCGTATTATCAGTCTGCCGGAACTACTAACTAATCAAGGAGCTAAAAAATGGCTATTTCACGTTCACAACTCCTAAAAGAGTTATTACCCGGCCTCAATGCCTTGTTTGGTCTTGAGTATGCACGTTATGGTGAAGAGCACAAAGAACTTTATGAAATCGAGAGTTCTGAGCGTTCATTCGAAGAAGAAACTAAGTTGTCAGGTTTCTCAGCTGCCCCAGTTAAGTCTGAAGGCGCTGCGATTGCTTATGACAATGCGCAAGAAGCTTGGACAACTCGTTACTCACACGAAACCATTGCTTTAGGATTCTCAATTACTGAAGAAGCAATTGAAGATAACTTGTATGACTCATTGTCTGCTCGTTACACTAAAGCATTAGCTCGTGGTATGGCGTACACTAAGCAAGTTAAAGCTGCATCTGTGTTAAACAACGGTTTTAGTTCAAGCTACGTAGGTGGCGATAACGTATCTTTGTTCAATACAGCGCATCCTCTCGTATCTGGTGGTACTAACTCTAACACTCCTACAACTCAAGTAGATTTGAATGAAACTTCTTTAGAAGCTGCTGTTATTCAAATCGCTGCTTGGACTGATGAGCGTAGTTTGTTAATCGCTGCTAAGCCACGCAAGTTGGTTGTTCCTCCTGCATTAATGTTCGTTGCTACTCGTTTACTTGAAACTAAGTTACGTGTTGGTACTAACAACAATGACATCAGCGCAATCAACAATAACGGTACAATTCCAGAAGGTTACACAGTTAACCACTTCTTGACTGACGTTAATGCATGGTTCTTGTTAACTGATGTTCCTAATGGACTCAAGCACTTCGTTCGTACACCACTCCAGAATTCTATGGACGGTGACTTCGATACAGGTAACGTACGTTATAAATCACGTGAGCGTTATTCTTTCGGCTGGTCTGACCCACTAGGCGCATGGGGAAGTTCTGGTTCATTCTAATCGAATGTTCCTACCCAACGAGACCCCGCTCACAAGGCGGGGTTTTTCTTTCTAAGGCTTCATTGTAGTGATATAACCTGTGGCAGTTAGAACATAGCACAATACATTTTTTTATTTCTTTGTATGCTTTAGCAAACATACCATCAGATACAAATTTATTAACAGCCCCTTCTTTAGTTTTTGGGTCTGTATGATGAAAGTCTAAAGCGGCAGGATGGTTGAACCCGCATTGTGTACATTTAAGAGTAGCTTTGTAGGCTACCCATTCGGCTTTTCTTTCTTTTCTTGTAGCCGTTAATCTTATTTTTTCGGTTTCTTTTCTACTTTCGTAGTATTTTTTGGAATATTCTGCATTTTTTCTTTTTCTTGTTTCAGGGTCTTTATAGGGCATTTTTAATGTATATAGTAGGTTGTCTGTTATCAAAAGAATAAACTTTAACTTGACCGCCGGAATACATATCGCTTTGACAGGCCGCCCAGCAAGCTTCTTCAGCTGTGTGTTCCAATGACATAACTGCTAATGCTGCTAATGTTCCACTACCTAATGCATCATAAGTATATATTTTTGAAAATCTTAAGTCTTTACCTGAAATAAATATACCGTCTTCTGATAATAGCATAAAGTCAGCATCATCAGCATCTTTAATAACTGGGGCTTTCCCCTTTTTGCCGTCTTTAAAATATTGGACAACTTCTTGAATACTAGTAACATCCCCCGCCCCAGCAAGCCAACCTTGAGGAACCCTATATACTTTTTCGTTATCTAAAGCTTTTGTAGATGAATCAGTATCTGAATATTGACTATCTGAAACAATAATTTTTCTTTTCGCATCGCCAATAATCGTAGTCATATTATTTAGCCGCCATTATGTAAAGACCAACATTTGAAAACGAATATCCGCCATATACAATTGCCATAGGTATATTACCTTTAATTGCTTGTTCAGCAGCTATATAGCCATAAATTAAGCCCGTAATGATAATTAGCCAGTAACTCATAACACCTCCTATTTAACCCATATTTTACACAAAAAACATTGCACAACACCAGAAATAATGTATACTATGAATAACTGGGTGATTGCTTATTCCGCTACTGCCCCAGCAGACGATGCAACGATTGGAATGAGCGCTTTTGCATAAGGAAATTAATATGGCACGCGCAACTTTTGAAGGTCCAATTTTAGCCGGCGACAGCCGTTTCGGTCCACTACGTAACGTAGGATACACAGATTTAGTACAGGCAGCAGACCTTAACTTAGCAACTACCACTAACGGCACTGT